AAAAGCTGAAGGAGTAGCAACACCAATGAACAATACTATGAATAACGATTTATATGTTGGTCAAACAACATCATTAAAAGATAGAGGTATATCCCAAGAAACTGCCAGTAAGTATGGAGTAACAACTCTAACTAACAATGGTATGATAACCAAACACGTTTACCCTTATTATAGTGCAGATAAAAAACACGTAGCAAATAAGATAAGAACTTTACCAAAAGAATTTACTGCTCAAGGTAACTTTGGATTATCACAATTATTTGGTCAACAGTTATTTAGTGGTGGTCAAAAGTACATTACCATATGTGAGGGTGAGTGTGATGCTATGTCTGCCTATGAAATGATGGGTTCTAAATGGGCATCAGTATCAATTAAGAATGGAGTTCAGTCAGCAGTTAGAGATTGTAAACAGAACTTTGAATACCTAGATAGTTTTGAAAATATAATTATTTGTTTTGACAATGACGATATAGGTAAGGCAACTGCAAATAAAGTAGCAGAAATATTTTCACCCAACAAATGCAAGATTGTTAATATGGAATTAAAAGATGCTAATGAATATCTTAGGGCAGGACAAAGACAAAAGTTTGTTCAGTGTTGGTGGAATGCAAAGTCACATACACCTGAAGGTATACTTAGAGTATCAGATATAAGAGATAATCTTTGGAAAAAGAAAGATAGAAAGACTTGTCCTTATCCTTTTGAAGGACTAAATGAAAAGCTTTATGGTGCAAGGACTGGGGAACTTGTAACGATTACTTCAGGGACTGGTATGGGTAAGTCATCATTCATGCGAGAACTAGTCTATCATTTTTGGAAAACAACTCAAGATAATATTGGTTTAATATTTCTTGAAGAAGATGCAGAAAGAACTTTACAAGGTGTATTGGGTATACACACAAATAAACAATTACATCTTGATGAGGTATGGGAAAAAGAAAACATTGAAGACTTAAACAAAGTTGTTGATGAGTTTGATAGTGACAGATTAACTATCTATAATAATTCATTTGGCTCTTTAAGTGATGAACAAATTATGGCTCGCATACGTTTTATGGCTAAAGGTTGTGATTGTAAATGGATATTCATTGACCATCTTAGTTTGATTATGTCAGCTCGTGAAGATAATAATGAGAGAAAAGCTATTGACTTATTAATGACTAAACTCAGAGGTCTTTGTCACGAAACAAAAGTAGGAATGTTTTTAGTTTCACATTTAAGAAGACTTGATAATGATAAGGGACACGAGGAAGGTAAGCAAGTTTCTCTTTCTCATTTGAGAGGTTCACATGCCATTGCACAATTATCTGATGCAGTAATTGGTATGGAAAGAAACCAACAAGAAGAAGATGAAGTATCAGCTAACACTTCAATTATTAGGGTATTGAAGAATAGATACGCAGGTATTACTGGTATTGCTTCTTATCTTTTGTGGTCAAAAGAAAATGGTCGCATGACTGAGATAGAAAACCCTTTCAAGGAAAAAAATAATGACAATGAAACCAACCAAGGATAATAGAAAAAAGTTTGACCTTGACTTAGCTTATGGTCAGGTCAGAGAAGATGCCATAAAGGATATGCTTCAGGATAAAAAGATTGAAGTAAAATCTGAACGTGATGTATGGCAAAAGACTGGTAACATTGCGATTGAATATGAGAGTTATGGTAAACCTTCAGGTATCAATGCAACTGAAGCTGACTACTGGTTTCATAATCTTTGTGTGGGTGAAGATGTTTATGCCACATTAGTATTTAAAACTGACACTCTAAAAAAGATTATTAATTCTTTAGACAGAAAAGTTTCAGTAAGTGGTGGAGACCATAATGCTTCAAAGATGTACCTAATTAATTTACAAAAACTATTTGCCATACAAACCATAAAAGATTATATTCAGGTTAAATGAGAACAGTATTAGACATTGAAACTGATTCACTTGATGCAAAGAATATTCATTGTGTTGTCGCTAAAAACATTGATGAAAATAAAACCTATTCATTTGTAGGTGAAGATTGTTACACCAAACTACCTAACTTTATTAACAATTATTGTAAAGAAATCATAATGCATAATGGTGTTTCATTTGACGCACCAGTTCTAAATAGATTACTCAATACAAAAATAACCATTGGACAAATAACTGATACATTAATTATGTCACAGTTGTACAATCCTGAAAGAGATAAAGGTCATTCACTTGATTCCTGGGGTGAACGTATTGGTTTAAATAAAATTGAGTTCAATAACTTCTCACAGTTTAGTCAAGAGATGTTAACGTATTGTAAAAGAGATGTTGATGTAACTCACCAAGTTTATAAAAGATTAATTGTTGAAGGTAAAAACTTTTCTAAAAAATCTTTAAGACTTGAGCATGACATACGTTCAATTATAACTAAACAAGAGAACAATGGTTTTTATTTAGACCAACAAAAAGCAAGTAACTTATATGCTATGCTTGAAGATAAAGCTGAACAGTTAGAAAAAGAAGTACATAAAACTTTTCCACCATTAAAGATTGAGGAAGAATTTATTCCTAAAGTAAATAATAAATCTCGTGGATATGTGAAGGGCAAACCTTTTACTAAAGTTAGTTATCAAGAATTTAATCTTGCGTCTCGTAAACAAATAGCTGAACGACTTATGAAGTTAGGTTGGAAACCAAATAAGTTTACTGATAAAGGTTCACCTATTGTAGATGAAGGTGTACTGTCAAAGATAGATAACATAGCTGAAGCTAAATTAATTTCTGAATATTTATTATTAAAAAAGAGAACGTCACAAATAACTTCATGGTTAGATGTTGTGAATGAAACTACTGGTAGAGTTCATGGACGTGTTCTTACTTTACGTTGTGTATCAGGTAGAATGAGTCATCACTCGCCAAATATGGCTCAGATACCTGCAGTTTATTCACCTTATGGTAAAGAGTGTAGAGAAGTATGGACAACTGACAAACCTGATACTCACGTTATCTTTGGTACTGATGCTTCAGGACTAGAGTTAAGAATGTTAGCACATTATATTGATACACCTGAGTACACAAATGAAATATTAAATGGAGATATTCATACAAGAAATATGAATATGGCAGGACTTACAAATAGAGACCAAGCTAAAACTTTTATCTATGCCTTTTTATTTGGAGCAGGTGCAAAGAAGATTGGTCAAATAGTTGGTTCAAAAGATATGGCAGTTGGTAAAAAACTTATTGATAAATTTTTATCTGAACTTCCTAAATTAAAAAACTTTAGAAACCAAGTAGAAGAAGCTGCGAATATGGGTAAGGTAAGGGGTTTAGATGGTAGACTATTTAATGTACGTTCACCACACAAAGCAGTTAATACTATTGTTCAAGGTGCAGGAGCAATAGCTTGTAAAGTTTGGTTAAGACAAATGATAAACTTAATTAATAAATCAGGTATTGATTCTAAACTTGTAGCTTCAATACATGATGAGTATCAATTTGAAGTACATAAAAAAGATGTAGAAGAAATGGGTAGGATTGTAAAGACTGCTATTAAAAATACTACTGAAGAGTTAAACCTGAAATGCCCACTGGATGCAGAGTTTAAGACTGGTTTGAGTTGGGCAGAGACACACTAATTGAAAGGAGAAATAAATGTAAAAAGTTCTTGACAATATTACTATAATGAAATATAATTAGTATTTAAAATAAGTCATATTCAAATGACAATTATGAAAGGAGTACGAAAATGACTGTAATAAATGGAAAATCTTATTGGGCACAAGTTGTAGCACCTAGCACTAAGTTTGATGAAGGTGGAGTGTATAGTATAGATGTATCAGTTGATGCTGAAAACAAAAAGAAAGCTGAAGCTGATGGACTAACTATTAAAAATAAAGGAGACGAAAGAGGAGACTTTGTTACTATTAAGAGAAAAGCTACTCGCAAAGATGGTACTCAAAATAGAGCACCTGAAGTCAAGGACAATATGAAACGTCCTTTGGAAGGGGTTCTTATTGGTAATGGGTCTAACGTAAATGTTCTTTATAGAATGTACGATTGGAAGTGGGGAGGTAACTCAGGTAAAAGTGCTGAACTACAAGCCATTCAAGTTGTTGATTTAGTGCCTTATGTTGACAAAGAAGTTGACGAAGCTTTCCAGGAAATCCCTAAAGAAGGTGATGAATCAAATGACTTTGCTACAAACGTAGCTTAACAATAATAAAATAGTGGGACGTGGCTAATAACTACGTCCCTTTTTTTGTCTAATGAAAAAAATTGATACTCTAGTTAAAGACATGTACGATACTATCTCTGAAGGTAAACAACCATCAATGAAAGATGTTGAATCATTCGCAGAGAATATCAAAATAAATATCATGTCGTTATTTGACAAATATTCTGAGAATAATAATTTGAGAATGTCTCAGATTGGTAAACCTGATAGACAGGTATGGTATCAATCAAGAGATATAAAAAAAGAAAAGTTACCTGCATGGGCAAAAATAAAATTTGCTTATGGATATATGCTTGAAGAATTACTTTTACTTCTTGCAAAAACTGCAGGGCATGAAGTTAAGAATGAACAAAAAGAATTGGAGATTGAGGGAGTGTTAGGACACCAAGACTGTGAGATTGATGGTGTAATTACAGATTGTAAATCTGCTAGTGCTTACTCATTTAAAAAGTTTTCTAATCGTTCATTGTTAAAAGATGACCCTTTTGGTTATATACCTCAACTATCAGCTTATTCTGAAGCACAAGGTAAAGAGGGTGGTGCCTTTCTTGCTATAGATAAACAAAGTGGCAGGATATGTCTTATGCCTGTCCATCAAATGGAGATGATAAATGCAAAAGATAGGGTCTTACATCTTAAAAATGTTGTCGCAAGTGATACAATTCCTAGCAAGTGTTATGACGATATTGCAGATGGTGTTAGTGGTAATCGTAAACTTGACGTTGGCTGTTCCTACTGTGCTTATAAAGTTGATTGTTGGAAAGATGCTAATGGTGGGAAAGGACTTAGAAAATTTGTCTATGCGAATGGACCAAGATACTTGACTGTGGTAGCTAAAACACCTGATGTACAAGAGGTAGCAGTAGATGACATTGGTTAGTGTATTTGAATTACTAGCTGCAATTAGTGCAGTTGTTACTGTGTGGGTGTATGGTAATAAAGATAACTATGCACCTCTGTATGGGATGGTTTCAAATATAATATGGATTACATGGTCAGTACTATCTGATAGTTATTATATGTTAATTATGTGTATAGTATTTACTTGCCTACATATACGAAACTATTTTCATATGAGGAATATTAAATGAAGTTTAGAAGTGGTTCAGAAGAAAAAGTTTATAAATTTTTTAAAGATAAAAAAATAAAAGTTAAGTATGAACCTAATAAATATAATTATGAATGGTTTGAAAATAAAACTTATTGCCCTGACTTCTTGTTACCTAATGGTTCTTATATAGAAGTTAAAGGTAGATTAACTATTGAGATGAGAAAGAAACATTTGTTTTTTAGAAAATCTAATCCTAATATTATAATTAGATTTGCTTTTGATAATCCAAATAAAAAACTAAACAAGGGTGGCACTATGACTTATGCAGGATGGTGTGATAAGCATAACTTTGAATACTGTAAAATAAGTGATGGTATTCCTAAACAATGGTATAATGCAAAAAGAGTATGAAGATTTTTTACAACAAACAGAAACTAATTTTATCAGCTCAACAAGTGCTGAGAGAAGTCTATTCCTTGCAGTTATTTTACAAGCTTTACTTGATGCCACACAAAAAGATACAAGAGATTTGGAAAGTTCAAAGATTAAACGTGAAGCTATATTGTGGTTCACGTCAAATTTTGGACAAACTAAAAAAGATTTTGAATATATATGTCATTCAGCTAAAATTAATCCTACGTACATGCGAAAGGTAGCTATGGATATATTGTCTTCAAAAAGAACTAACTTTATTCGCACACATATAAATGCTATATTGACAGATAAAGATAGTTATGATAGAGTAAAACATAATAAAAAAAGAAAGGGGAAATAAACTATGTTACCAACTGAATACCAAAACTATATTGCCATCTCTCGTTATGCGAGATGGATTGAAAAAGAAAACAGAAGAGAAACGTGGAGTGAAACTGTTGAACGATATGTTAGTTATATGCAAGGACGTTATGAGAAACTAACATCTAAAAAACTAGATAAGAAAGAAAAAGATAGATGGATTGATGCTATCACTACATTAAAAGTTATGCCTTCTATGAGAGCATTAATGACTGCAGGAGCTGCTCTTGATAAAGATAATGTTGCAGGATTTAATTGTTCTTATGTTGCTATTGATAATGTAAGAACCTTTGACGAGATTATGTACATACTTATGTGTGGTACTGGTGTAGGGTTTAGTGTTGAAAGACAATACGTTGATAAGCTACCTGAGATTGCAGAACAATTTCATACAACTGAAACAGTTATTAAAGTAAGAGACAGTAAAATAGGTTGGGCAAAATCTTATCGTGAACTTATTGCTATGCTTTATGCAGGACAGATACCACAATTTGATATGTCTCTTGTCAGACCTGCAGGTGCTAAACTAAAAACATTTGGTGGACGTGCTAGTGGTCCTGACCCACTTAGAGATTTATTTAAATTTAGTATTGAAACATTTCAAAAAGCTAAAGGTAGAAAATTAAATAGTATTGAGTGTCACGATATTGTATGTAAGATTGCAGACGTAGTTGTTTGTGGTGGTGTAAGACGTTCAGCTTTAATTAGCTTGTCTAATCTTTCAGATATTAGAATGAGAGATGCAAAGACTGGTCAATGGTGGGACAATAATCCACAAAGAAGTTATGCTAATAACTCTGTAGCTTATACTGAGAAGCCTGATATAGGTACATTTATGAAAGAGTGGGTATCTCTTTATGATTCTAAATCAGGTGAACGTGGTATATTTAATAGAGTTGCATCACAAAAGATGGCTACACGTTCAGGTAGGAGAGATGGTGACTTTGACTTTGGGACTAATCCATGTTCAGAAATAGTTTTACGAAATAAACAATTCTGTAATTTATCTGAAGTAGTTGTTAGACCTGATGATACTGAAGAAACTTTAAAAGAAAAGGTAGAGATAGCTACAATCTTTGGTACACTTCAATCAACTTTATCAGACTTTAGATACTTAACTAAACAATGGAAAGATAATACTGAAGAAGAAAGATTACTAGGTGTTTCATTAACTGGTATTATGGACCACGAAGTTCTATCAGGTGATATATATAATCAAACTGTTTTAAAAGATATGTTAATTAATCTTAAAGAACATTCAATTAAAACAAATAAAAAGTGGGCAGAGATGTTAGGAGTTAACCAAGCTACTGCTATTACTTGTGTGAAACCTTCAGGAACTGTATCACAATTAGTTGATTCAGCTTCAGGTATTCACCCACGTTATTCACCTTACTATCTTAGAACTGTTAGGGCAGATAAAAAAGACCCATTGTGTGACATGATGTTGGATAAAGGTTTTTATGGTGAAGATGACGTAATGAAACCTAATGATACAAAGGTTATTTATTTTCCTATGAAGTCTCCAAAGAGTTCAGTAATGAGAGATGCTAAGTCTGCTATTGAACAACTAGAGATATGGAAGATGTATCAGCTACATTGGTGTGAACATAAACCTTCAATTACAGTTTATGTAAAAGAAGAAGAGTGGTTACAAGTTGGTGCATGGGTATACGAAAACTTTGATGTGATGAGTGGTGTTTCATTCTTACCTCACTCTGACCATTCATATAAACAAGCACCTTATCAAGAAGTTGATAAGAAAACTTATGAGGAATGGTTAGCTAAGACTCCAAGAAATATTAATTGGATGGACTTAACTAACTATGAAAAGGAAGATACAACTACTTCTTCAAAAGAACTTGCATGTACTGCAGGAGCATGTGAAGTAGTTTAATTTTTTCTTGACTTTATATTTAAAAGGAGTATAATAATAAAATGTTATTAAATGCTAGAACAAATTACGAGTCAGAGACTATACATCCATTACCCTATAATGAAACTAGTTTTGTTTTTATAGGGTATGATAGTCGTGAAGATATTGCTTATAGAGTTTGTGAACATTCTTTAATAAGAAAAAGTTCACGACCTCTTACAGTAATTGATTTAAACCATATCACTTTAAGAAAAGGTGGTTACTTTGATAGAGAGTGGAGAGAAAATGAAGAGGGTCAAAAATATGATGTAATAGATGACAAACCTTTTTCTACAGAGTTCAGTCATACACGTTTCCTTGCACCTGAGATTGCTAAACGTAATGGTGTTAAAGGTTGGATTATGTTTTGTGACTGTGACTTTTTATTCTTAGATGATATAGATAAACTATTTAAGTGGGTTGAAATTAACTGTGCTGATAAAGCAGTAGCTTGTGTTAAGTTTGATTGGCAACCTACTGAAGATACTAAGATGGATAACCAAAAACAATTAGGTTATGATAAAAAGCTTTGGTCTTCACTTATGTTATTAAATATGTCACATAAAGATGTACGAAATCTTACATGTGAAGATGTAAATACTATGAGAGGTTTACACCTTCATCAATTTAAATGGACTTCAGATAGTGAGATTGCAGGTATACCTTGTAGTTGGAATCATATACCTGATGTTTCAAAACTAGATGAAAAACCTAGTGCCATACACTTTTCTTTAGGTGGTCCATGGTTTGGTGGTTCATACAAAGATATTAGATTTGCCCAGGACTGGGAAGATGAAAAACTATTATATAGAAATACAGTGCAAGAAACCAGACCAACACAATGGGTAAAATTTTAATATGAAAGACACAATAAATATCGTTACGTCCTTTAATCCTAAAGGATGGGAAACTTATGCAAAGAAAATGATTGACTCAGTTGTCAAATATATGGCTGATGATTTACATTTAACTGCTTACTATCATGACTTTACTGATGAACAGATAAAAGAGTTTCCTAAAACAGAAAAGATAACATTTAGAAATCTTAATGAGGTAGACGAAATGATTACCTATCGTGAAGAAATGAAACTTCATGATGGTACTGAAGGTGGTAAGATGCCTTATAACTGGAGATTAGATGCCATTAAATGGTGTCACAAAGTGTATGCTCTGACTGACTTCTCCTTCAAGTTGGTAGAAAAGAGTGTACAAGTAGGGTGGGTAGTTTGGTTAGATGCTGACATTATCCTTAGAAAGCCTGTTAATAAACAAGACTTGTTTGGAATCATTCCCCTAGGTTCTGAACTCGTCCACTTAGGTAGGAAAGATGTGGACTATAGTGAAACATCTTTCATGGCTTTTAATCTTAATACTATCCCACCCCTTGATTTACTAGGAGATATGAGAGGTCTTTATAATAGTCACGAAGTTCTTTCATATAGAGAATGGCATGATGGATTTATCTTTGAAAGATTATTTAATATCTATGGTGCACATGGTTTAAAGAAACATAGTTTAACACCTGACGTGAGAGGTTTAGATGCGTTTAATAATTCTCCTTTGGCAGATTACTTTGAGCATTTCAAAGGTAATAGGAAGGACTTGTTATCTGATAAGACCACACCTGATGTCGTTGGTCCAAAGAGGTATAAGCAACTGGCAGATGTCATCAGACATTACAAGTTTTCAAGAATACTGGAGACAGGTACATGGAATGGTGGTCGTGCTATTGAAATGGCACTGGCAGCTTTTGACAACGTAGATAAAGTTTATTATGAAGGTTATGATTTATTTGAAGATGCAGATGAATATACTGATGCAACTGAGATGAATACTAAACCACACAATCTTTATGAAGCAGTTAATAATAGACTAAAAGAATTTAAAACTTTTGTTAAAGATAAAATGAACAAAGACTTTGAATTTAAATTAGTTAAAGGTGATACTAAAGTAACACTAACACAACAAAAAGATTTTGATATAGCTTATCTTGATGGTGGACATAGTTTTGATACTGTTCAACACGATTATAATATGACAAAAGATTTACCTGTTGTTGTGTTTGACGATTACTTTACTAAAGATGACAAAGGAAAGGAAGTTGTTGATGAACATAAAGGAACTAATAAAGTATTTGATGCCCTTGATAAAAAGCTACGCAAAAAAGTTCTTCCATCTAATGACCCAGTGGCAGGTGGTGGTGTTACTCATCTTGCTGTTGTTCTTCATAAATCTAATCTTGATAAACTCCCTGAAAGTTTCAATCACGTTCCAATAATTGTTAAACCAAAAGACTGTATGCCTACTGATTATATTAGAAACAATATAAAAAATAATGTGCAGTCAATTAATAAATGGTTAATCAAAGCTAGACCACATGGAGAGATACTTAATATAGTATCAGGTGGTAGTTCTTTTTTAAACTACAGAGACTATCTTAAATCAACTAAAGATAAAATTATGTGTGTTAAACATTCATTACCTATGCTTTTAAAAGAAGGTATAGTTCCTTGGGCATGTAACATACTTGACCCTAGACCTATTGAAGGTACAAGCACACATGGTATTGTTCGCAAAGAATTATTTAAAGAGATACCTAAAGAGACTATATTTTTTGTATCATCTATGACTGATACCTCAGTTGTAGAATATTTAAAAAATAAAAATGCAAAGATAGTAGGATGGAATGCTTACTCAGATGCTATTGTTGAAAAAAATACAGATAATAAAGTTACTATACCAAAAGACTTAGGTATACCTGATGATACAGTTCTATTAACTGGTGGTACTTGTGCAGCAATGAGAGCAATTAGTGTTGGACATACATTAGGATTTAGAAACTTTAAGCTATATGGTTTTGATTGTTCAATGGATGAACCTAAAGATAAAGATGCAGTTGATAGTTCAACAGGTAAAGGTAAATACTTACACGTTACCACAAATAATAAGAAGTTCTGGACTACAGGTGAGCTACTAGCTATGGCACAAGATTGTGAAAAGTTATTTCAAAGACAAGATGTTGATATGCACATGGAACTATATGGTGAGGGTACTCTTGTTTCTGAGTTGTGGAAAACTGGGGGTAGAAAGGAACATCCTAAATATGAAAATACTCTCTTCAATAACGATTAAAGATTTTATAGAGTATAAAGATTGTCAAACAATCTATAAATCAGTTATAAATTTAAAAGAATCTTGGTCACTTTATTCTAACAGGTTATCATTAGGTTCAGGAAAAGAAGATAAAGATAATGAAGATAGTTATAAAGATAAATGCTTGACAAATAATCCTATCATATTTGAAAAGTTTCCATCATTATTATTTAAAGTAAAACAGGTATTAAATAATTTATATGTTGATGATTTAACATTTGAAGATACATATTCATCACCTGCATTTGATATTATACAAAATAATGGGACTTACTACACACCATCTCATAATGCAGATGCTTACTTTGTTTTACCTATATATACTGGTGAATCAAGTTCAGCTTTGTTCTATTATAATAGACCTGGCACTAAAAAATATTATATACCTATGTATGAAGGTTACTTTTATTTTTATACTAAACCTTTACATAAGTATTATGAAAAACTTATTGAAAACAATGACTTAGTATGTCTTGAAGGTAAATGTAAGATGAACAAAAATAATAAAATTACTCTTTTTTTCTAAATAGATTTGAGTTATAATACATATAAATGGGAGAAATATTATGTTATTACCAATGATTGCACCTATTTTGGGCAAAGTAATTGATAGAATAATTCCTGATAAAGCTGCTCAAGCAAAGGCTCAATCAGAATTAAACAAAGCACTAGTTACGCACTCAGCAGATATAGAAAAAGCTGCTGCATCTGTAGTGGTTGCTGAAGCTAAAGGTGAAGGTTGGTTACAACGTAATTGGAGACCATTGACTATGGTATCTTTCTTGTTACTTTTATTTATGTATTGGTTTGGAATACATCCTGAAAATTTATCAGACGAAGTTATTATGAAACTGTTTGATTTATTACAGATTGGTATTGGTGGCTACATCATAAGTAGAGGTGCTGAGAAAGGAATTAAAACATGGAAGGAGAAATAATATGACTGCATGGAAAAAACCTATTATCGCAGAAATTTCTGTAGGTTTAGAAATCAACTCATATGCTTGTGCTGAAAAGTAATAGCATTTATTTTTTGGTGTGAGCCATATGCTTTCTAAGGTATGGCTTTCATCTAGTTTAACTACAACATTATTGCCTAATGATAGGGATAATAAACTAAAAGGAGAAATACTATGATGTTATTGGACAACATGTTCTATAATCATTTTGATTTAATGAGACCAAGAGTAATGGTCGTATCTGATAAAATGTATCAGGAAGCTCAACAAAAGAAACTGCAAGCTAGATTAGATTATCTTGTAGAACAAAAAGAGCATTATGAAAAAGAAATAAAAGAAGTGAAAGACGAAATGTCTGAACTAAAGATTGAAAATAAATCTGATAAGTAAATAAAAAACCCCTAGCTAACTTAATAACTAGGGGTATTTTTTTGTCCAATTTTCACAGTTGGCTATCCATATAACAGTTCTTGTAATCCATAATGTGCGTGTAAGTCAAACGCAATCTCAGCTAAATGTAAAGCTATCTCAATTAAAAGTAAAGTTATAATAATTTTATTTGTCATCATACAACCTATGATAAGTTTTCTTTAAAAATTTTTTACACATTGATTTAAAAAATCCTTTGATATAATATTTACCTATACGAATAGGTATTAATAATGGTGTAGTCATTACGTCAAATATAACAATGAGTATGTCCACACTAAAATCAATGATATTATCTGCATCTTTAAACTTTTGTTTAAGTTTATTCCACCACTTCATATCATCTTAATCCACGTATACACTAGTCCTAGTGCAGCACCTACAATAAACAACATCTTAATAGCACCTGAACCTCTTGCAATATCTGCTCTGAGTCCTGATATAATCTCTGTCTGTTTATTAATTAATTGAAAAGCAACTTCTAGTTTATTAGCAACCTCTTTGTGTTGCTCTTCATTACGTGCTTCAAGTGCAGCTAGTCGTGCTTCTAACGAATCATTATTACTCATTATCTTACTCCAAAATATTCATCTAAATTTAAATCATTTCTAAATTCAAATATGTCATTATAATTTTTATCTTCACCTGCTAATATTTTTACAAACTCAGCTTTTGCTTCACGATTTTGATTAAGTATAGGTGTACTATCAGCTATTGCTCTAGCAAGTCTTTTTGATTTACCAGTTCCCATAGCTTCTCCTGCACCTATTAATATCTTATCTACACTACTTCCAAAAGGTCCTAATAATAATGACACTAATGGACTACTACCATATTTATAACCATCAAGTGCAAGTTTAATTGAAGTGGTAGGACCAAATATATTAGTTCTTGCTATAGATTCAAATAAACTATCTTGACCATACTTTTTTTTCTTTCTAGTTAAATCGTCAAAAGTTCTAACAGGGTCATCTGAGTTCATACTTTTAAACATTTCTTTAATTAAATCTGTAAATTGAGACACACCTATAATTAAAGTCATAGCTAAAGCCATTCTAAATAATGTTGCTGTTCTTTCAGTAGGTCTTACATTTTTACCCATAACACCTCTTATAAATTTCATACCTATTGTATTACCAAATACAAACATAAAACTTTTTAATTGTGCAGCAAATGCCCAGACAGGACTTGACATCCATAGAGGTCTATTTACAGGATTAGGAGCCATTATAATCTCATCTACATATCGTGTAGCTGCTTGTTTTATCATAGGACTTTGCCTTATAATATTTTCTATTGGTTTATTTTCTAAATTTTTTACTGTACTTATTATATCAGGAATACCAACTTCTCTGTATTTTCTTTTTATATCAAATGCTTCAAGTGTTTCAGGATTTATATTTCTTATTTTTTTAATATCATTTTTTAATTCACTTTTAAATGAATCAAAAGCCATCTGTCTTGATAGCTGAGTTACCTGAGTTAACATTGTTGTTTTAAAAAACTGTTGAGATAATCTTTGGGGTATCTCAATTGCTGAAGATGCATTCATTCTTTCAGTTAATGCACCATCAAGACCATACATCATTTCATCAAAAGCTTTTTCAGAATCAGCTTTTTTAAGTCTTGGTAAAAATATTCTTGCAGTTCTTCTAAAAGCATTAACTGGTAATTGTATTGCAGATTTTAATGCACTACCAGGTTTTGCTCTTGACAATAAAATTAAAGGTTCAGCTAGTGCAGTAAGTGCAGCAAAAGGTAATGTTAAAATATAACCTGCACTTAGTGCAAATTGATAAGGACTTCTTAATGAACTTGGAACTGATGTCCCATACTTACCAAGAATTGCCTGTAAAGTATTACCTATTCTATTATATTCAGTATCGCTAATTTTATTTTGATTTAATAATGTTTCTGCTCTTTTGTCAACATTTTTAAAACGTGCTTCATACTCTATATCTTTAGCTGCTTTCATTAAGTAAGAAGGTAAAACCTCAAGAATATTAGTATTAACAACCCCTTTATCTGCTAGTGCATCAATCATAGGTTCAGGAAGTTTTCGTGTAAACTCTAAATTAGAATTAGGATTACGTTCAGAAAATTTATTCTTTCTAAATTGTTCACCATAAAAATTAGTAAAGTAAAAACCACCTTGTTCTTTTATGTTGGTAATAATATTTTCAAGTTCATTTTTATTAATACCATTTTTTAAACCTTCTTCTCTAAATATAGTTTCTTTTTTTCTATCACTTAAATCGTACTGAACAGGAAAATAATTTTTTCTTAATTGTATATCTATACCTGCATTTTTTGCGTCTGTTCCAACTTCATCTAATAATTCTTTTAGAGGTCTTACTACTGAAACAAGACTTTCATATTTTTTAGTATTACCCATTTTTGATTTTAAAAAATCTTCACCTTTAGTAATACCATCAAATATTAATTTAGAATCTTTTCCAGATATTTCTTTTATGTCAACAACTAAAGAAGCTAAATCTTTTAATCCAGTTTTAAAAGCAGGTGCTATTTTATCTAAAGCATTTCTTAATTTAGCATTGTAAGTTCCTGCTCTTTGTAAATAGGCAGGATGAAATGTTTCTAAATCTGAAGAAGTTCTTAATAAAAATGTAGCTTCATCTGAGTTAGGATTCTTTTTATATAACTCAAGTGCTCTTCTTTTTATAGGAGTGGTTGCCCTATTAAACAAACCATCAATTGTAGCACTTAAACCTCTAGCAGGAGAAGATAAAAAAGGTACATCTTTCTCACCTAGTTTTCTTAATCCTTTACCTAATAATGTTTCAGGTTCAGGCATAATAAACAATTCACTTTTAAATGGATTTTTTTCTTTTGCTTTTCCTAATGCTTCTTTTTTAGAATCTATTTGTGACTGAAGTTCAGCTTGTCTTTTTTTTAATTCTTTAGGTAGACCTTTAAATGTAGTTTTTTCAAGTCTAATCATTTCCAGTTCTTCTTCTTTTTTCTTTATTTTTTTATCAAGTTCTCTTATTTTTCTTTTTTCAAAAGGATTAAGATTATTAAATTGTTCAGTTGAAGTTGGAGTAATTTCCTCAAAAGTTTTTTGAAGTGAAAATAATTCACCCTCAAGTCTTCCTTCTCTCTTTAATTTTCTAGGACTTATAGTTCTTTTAGTTTTTTTAACCTTATCTAATTTTAATTTTAAATCCTCAATTTCTTTTGTGCTTGATTCAATTATATTTGCATTTTCAGCATCTTCTTGTTTTATCTTATCTTGTATTTGACTATATAAATCTTCATCTTTTTTCTGTTCAATGATTGCATCTTTTTGTAATTTAGCTATAGGTGAAGTTGTTAAACCTGCAGCACTACCAAAGATAGTTCCAATAGCTCCTTCATTAACAGCTTGTTTACCTAACTCTTTTAAATCAGTTTTTAAACCTGCTGCCTGATTAGAACCTACTTCAGATATTGCAGCTTGTGTTGCTTCAGTTACACCACCAGTAGCACCAAGAGATGCAGTATTTTTAACTGCAGCTTTTGTAAATGAATCTTTAGTAATATCTTTAACAATCGTGTCTGCTTTTACTGGGTCAAAGATTGTACTGACAACCTTACGTGCAAATACTGAATCAACTAAACCTGCACCTAAACCATACTTTATTGCACCAATTGCTGCATCTTCTTCACTAGCACCTTTGTCCTTTGCAGACTTAAATATTTCACCAATACTCATAGCGACAATAGGTGATACTGAAAGCAAAGTTCCCAATGCAATACCTATAGGACCTGCACCAAATAAAGGAGCAGCCAATGTTCTCATTGCTGCATAACCACCAATACCTATAGGTGCTGAACCAAGTCCTGTAGCTAGTCCATACTTACCAAACTGCAAAGCATCATCTTTGTTTTTGATGTCAAATAAACTGGTTGTTAAAGTGGGTGAGGGAGTTCTATCTAGTTCTTGTTGTACCTCTGCTGAACCTTCTCTACCAAAGTTCTGTAGAAAGTCAGTGAAAGAAGTATCACCAGTTTTACTTTCTATAGCTGTACCTACTGCATCTGCAGCTTCATAGATAGTTTGTTTTGCTTGATTAAATGCTGTGCCTGTTAAAGATGAAAAAGAATTAGCATCATTAGTTTGAGATTCTTTTAGTTTTTCAAATTCTTCATCACTAACTATTGGAATATTACTCATTGATTATTCTCTAACAATATCACCTTGTGTGCCATATCCTAATTTAGCAATACCACCAAATTTTCTTTTTCTTAATAATCCTGCATTAAATAAATTTGTATAATGTTGTTGTTTTGCTTTTGCAATTAATATATCATTACTTGTTTCAGGTTCTTTATTTTTTAAATCTAAATATATAGTTTGTATAGATACTGCATCAGCATTATCTGGAACATATATTGATTTACCAGAAAAAGCTTTTTTTGATAATATCTCACCTTTTGCATTTTGAACTTTCTGTTCAGGTAATATACTATTTAAATCAACATTACTTAATGCAAATGCACCTACTATTTCAGGGTCCATTGTGGTAGCAGATTTTTGTAATAGTTCTAATTTATCTTGAGAAATATCTGCTAATTTTAATAATCTTTGTTGAGTTAATTTATTAGTTTCTGCTTGTGCTTTTGCAGATTCTCTTTTTATTTCAAGACCTTCTTCTTGTAAACCCATAGTAATAGCTTGTGCTGTTCTATCCAATAGACTATCTTCTGCTTTTAATTCTCTATCTTCAAGTCTTTCTAAATCTGCTCTTTTATCTTTAGCAATTTGCATAGCATCTTTACCATAAGACATTAATGCTTCTTGAAGTCTATCACCTGCCATATATTTAAGACTAGCATTGAAGATTGCAAAACCTAATCTCTTATCATATTCTTCTTTAGTTTCATTTTTTCTTTTTTGTATTTTATCTCTTAAATTTTTAGACTGTTCAGCTACTAATTGTCTGAAGTTATCACTTGCAGATAATTCATTTTTTATCTTTTCTTTTTGTTCTTGACCTAACTCACCACCTGTATTCTCATCTAAAACATTATCCATTGTTTTAGAAGATAAAGCATTTTCAGTTTCTTTATTTATTTGTTTTTGTTCTGTTGTTAATTCTTCTTTTTTTGGAATAGGTTTACTAGGTCCTGTTCCTACTTTAACTATCTCTCCAGGTTCTCCAGGTAAATTTACAGTTCCATCTTCTTTTAGTTCTACACCTGGTAATTTTTTAGGAGTGCTTGTCTCTAAAATTTCTTTACCTATTTCTAATAATTTTTCAGGTTCATCTTCAGGATTAATAAAATAATTTCTTCCCTTTATACCTACATTTCCAATTATATCGTTTACACCTCCTAATTTTTCTGTAAACTTTTCACCAACATCTGCTAATGCAGCTCCAGCTTTTTTAACATCTTTACTAAATGGAGTCTTAGATTTACTTATATCAGGCAAATCACTACTTGTTATATTATTTTGATTTATTACATTTTCCATTCCACTTGAAACTTTATCCATATTTATAAGTTTTTTTAATCTATCAAGAAGACTTTCCTCTTCTTTATCACCTGGAAATGTTGGTTGAACTTGTGGTAGTGTTAATCCTCTACTAGTTCCTAAAGGATTAGTACCTAATGTAAATTGTGGATTTGTTGAACCTGCTTGTAATTTAACAACACTTTGTAAACCAGTTAATTCATTACCTGCCATTGCCATCATCATATCTTTTATATCATCCATTTCTTTAACTTTATCTTTTTGAGTTCCCTCAATCATAGCCATTAACATTTCAGTATATTCTTTATTATCACTTTTAGATATTCTTTTACCTTCTTTTTTATTTATAACACCTTTACCTATAAGAATATCTTTTTGTGTAATTTTACCATCACCACTTAAATCAGGAAATGAACCACCTGAACTCATAAAACCCATTTGGTTTCTTACAGCTTGAGGTAATTTAGACAAACCTACATTATCTTCAGGAACTGGTTTTAAATTAGTTGGACCACCTTTTTCAAATAACTTAGGTATCTGACCTGCAATACCTAGACCTGCCAAAGCACCAGCACCACCAATTAATTGTTGACTTAATGATGGTTGTGGTAAAATTGACTGTTGAGTTTGTGTAGTTGTAGGTGAGATTGGAAAACCTCTAATGATAGATTGATACTGTTGTAGACTAGCTTCAGGATAAGTCTGTTCTTCTCTAAATTGTTGGAATGCTAAGTCTAATGCTTTTTGTTGTTGTTGTCTTTGTTGTTCACCTATACCTGATAACGCACCAAGTTCTCTCATGGCTGAAGCCTGTTGAGCAGTACCTAGTCCTGCCATCTGTTGACCAGCACCCATTTGCCTTTGTCTTAAATTAGCAAGGGATTGTTGTGCCTGTTGAAAGGCAGCTTGTGAACCTGTAGCTTGTATATCACCAAGTTGTTGTTGTAAATTTCTTTCTAACTCAGACTGCATTAATGCTTCACGAGTTCCTCCAAAACCACCTGCAGCCACACCTTGAGCAGCAAGTTGTTGTCTTCGTGCTTCAGCACCACGTTCAGCTTCCCTTTTTTGTATATCTACAACATTCTGCATAAATGGAGACATACGTGCCTGTATAGCAGGTGCTGTATCTTCCAATGCACTAGCAGCAGTTAAACCTTTAGCTATATCAAATGAAGGTTGAGATGCACCCACAAGACTTACTATACCTGCTTGTGCTGCTTGTTCTTCAGGAGTAAACGCAGCAATACGTGGACCAGGAAATACTGGATAACCTACAGCCTGTCTTGCTTCCTCTTGTGCTTGAGCCTTCTCAAGAATGTCAGTAATATAAGGACGTATCTCTGGTGGAAACTCTTCTTTCGTTACAGTTTGAGTGGTAGTTCCACCACCTCCACCACCACCTTTACTACCACCACCACCATATTGTCTTAGACCTGTGGTTTTATTGATAGTACCTGAACCACCAACTGACCTTAATAGTTTAGCTTCATATGAATTAATATGTGCTAATTCAGTATCACCATCTTCACCTTGTGACGCAATATCACAAGCAAGTCTATCTAGTAACCAAACTTTAAATTTAATTGGTAATACTTTTTCTATTAAAAAATTAGAAATGTGTTTCAAAAGTGACATAGCTTTCCTTATACTTTACATGTTGTTTAAATATTTTTCTCCATCCTGGTCTACCCATGACTTCAACTCCTGTACAACCTTTTTCCTTTGCGTACTCCATGATTGTTTTTATTCCTTCTCCTGCCCATTTGTTCATGTTTTTACCTCCACATAATACAACAGTCATCATTGTTTTAGCAGGATATATTGATTTTTGTGTAACAATAATCGCTTCAATATCTTTTACAGTTTTAAATACAATAAATAAATCCATCATACCTTGTTTTAAAAGATACTTAGTAGAATTAACTGTATGTCTACCACCTGAATATGTTACTGCTTTTTTTACTAATGGCTTGATATTATCCCAAAATATTTCTACACCTATGGGTTCTACAGGGACGACTTTCATTTTAACTCCTATCCTATTTGGTTAATCTGTCTTTCTCTCCCCATAACTTTTTTTCTAACATTAGTTAAAAATCCATCTAACTTATCTGCACCTGCATTAGATGACCCATTACCTAAAGCTGATACAACATCAGCAGGTATAACGTACTCATCTCTACTTAATAAAGCAGGTTGTTGTCCTTCAATACTAAATGGTATTTCATCTGACATACCATCACCTTGACCCATAACTCTTCCTTCAAAAGGTCTCTGTTGTCCCATTGCAATCTGTTTTAAATTTGACATTGGATTAACTTTAACGTCATCCATCATACCACCTTCAGCAGCAGCCTTAATCATTCCTTCAATTGAAACGTCACCATCTGTTTGTTCAGCTAACTCTTCCATACCTTCAGTAATTGAATCTAGTGCATCTAACATACCACCCTTCTTAGCTAGTAATGTACCACTAATAGTTCCTGTTTCTGCAGGAGAATATTTAGGGTCAGTAAATTGTAAAGGTGCTCCTTGTCCTGTTTGTGAAGCTAGAATTTGTGATGCAGATAAAGGTGCTGTTCTAGTATTCATTGCAAAGTCTCTGTTATCAGCAAGTACAGGTTCTCTATCCCTATCATCAAGAGCAAGACCTGTGGCTTCAGCATACTCAGGTGTACGTGTTAAATCTGAAAGAACACCTGAAGCTAGTCCTCTTATTGCAGTTTGAGGAGTCATTAAATTTTTTGTAAATTCAGCACCTAATTGCCTCATTCCACCTGGCATTGATGCTGTTTTAACAAGTTGTTTAAAACCACTTTCAGGTACAGATGCAGCAGCTTTACCAAATAAAGCTCCTGTTCTTTCACCTACAGGAATATTTGTAACTCCTTTTATACCTTCTCCTACTGTAAAACCAGGAACATTTACACCAGTAGTCATTGGTCCAGTGCTCATTGGAAGTTGTCCAAAATTAGCTCCTGCAGTTGTTGATTGTTGAAGTCCTTTAGTTGTTCCTTTTTCCATACTTGCTTTAAAACTCTCAGCTCCTGGACTTAATTTTTCTGCACCACCAAACACACCTTTAAATAATTTATCACCTATTTTACCTGCACCATAACTTAATAGACCTGTAGTAATACCTGTTAATACATTACCACTTTCAATACCTGCTTTACCACCAACATAAGCTGCAGATAGATAAGGACCAATTTTTGGAACTGCAAATAATGCAGCAGGTGCTACATAATCTTTAAAGAAGCCACCAATACTAAATGCTTCCATTAAACCTGTTTCAGGGTTTCTTGTTAATCTACCTAATGATTGCAAACCTCTTACTTCAGGTTGTGACATATGTACTAACTCAGTATCACCATATCTTCCTTGGTCTTCAAGAAGATTAGCCATACCTTGTAATGGTGGAGTTGCCATAGTGTCTTGCATCATTATCCTATATACCTTTTCATAATTTCGTTGATATTATTATATCCTGTTTGTGGTTGATTTACAATAGGTTCAGCAATTAAACCTTGTATTCCTGTAGCACCTGGTGAAGCATATTTACTTCTTGTATCGTACTGTCCTTGTAAAGCATCTATTAATTTTTGTTGTTTATCAAATACTGAGTCACCAGCTACTGCAGGTCTTACATTTGTATTTGTAATCTTTTTACTACCTACTCTTCTATACTGAGGATTTGTATTCTGAGATTGTCCATAAAAATTACCTCCACCTGTTGAAGGAACTTGATAATACTGTGCTCCATAATTTCCTTGTACCAACCTTGCATCACTAGGCAATTCAGTCGTCATTTGAGGTGGTTTTCCAGAACCATACATAGGTTTATTATAAGTCATTTCATATTGAGGAACCATTCTAGTAGACGTTTCAGTTACAGTTAAATCTTCTAATGCCTTTTTTTCTGCAGCTATCTTATCTAATATACCTTGTAGTCCTGCTGATTGTGTAGTAGATGCTTGTCCAGTTCCTTCAGTATATCTTTTTAATATATCTTGTGGAGTTTCACCAACAGGTGTTGACTCAGGAGTATACTGCTCAACTAATTCTTGATTAACTTCTGCAGGTTGAGAAGCTTGATTTTCTAATTGTTTTAGCTGTTCACCAAATAAAGTTTGCATTGCTGCTTGTGCATAGTTTTGTCTACCACCTGCTCCCATAATTACTCCTAATGAAAATCAACCCATGCATTTCCAGTATATCCCTGAAACTTTGAAGTTGAAATGTTAAATCTTATATCACCTGCTTGAGGATTAGGTACATTTGCTGTATCGTCCACTCTTGCAACTCGTATTGATTCTCTGGCTTGTTCCTGAATAATCTGTGACGTTAATTCAGTTGTTAAAGAATCTGCCCATTGTTTTATAATGTCAAATATAATTTTTTGTTCTCTTGTAGTTATTACCCCAAACGTATCTCGTAGTTCAGGAAAAACTGTAGCTTTATTTGTAGCCATTATCTCATCCCATCTGAGCCTATATCAAGCCTTACTGTACCATATCTCCAACTTGTGCCTGTTGTTGAAGTTGCTACTCTTATCTTTGCTTGTCTTCCTCTGGCTCTCATTGAAACCTTTTGAGTATTTGGTTGAATAATAAAAGGTCCTTTTGTTGTTGATTCATTTGAATCTGGATATCTTTTTGTAGTAAACTGTACATTAAGTTGTCCAGATGTTCCTGATACTTCATTGTTTAATGTAAAGTCAGGAACCATTCTATCTATAAACATTATCTCATTACCTTGAGACATATCAAAATCTGCTGACTCTA